TCGGCTGCGTGGCTGGCTGGGTAGCGGCCTCGTAGACGGCATCCGTCGCCGCCTTGATCATCGCCATCAACTTCCAGCCCTGCTCTTGGCTTTCCTCACCCGTCACCGGGTGGGTGATGGTGTAAGTCTTGGTCAGCAGGTCGCTGATCGTGGCCGGCAGGACTCCGAGGAACGTCCTCTCCAGCACCGTACCGTCCGCCTGGGTGGTCAGCCGCTCGAAGTGGAACGTGACCGGTCCATCGTTGGTGTAGGGGTTCCAGTCTATGGCGATGCGCGGCGCGATCGCTTCGACGCGGGTCCCGAAGGAAGTGTTTTCGCTCAAAAGGGCCATCCTGTATCTCCGGTCAGTATCCGGTTACGTCTACGGTCATGATGTGCATACGGGCGCTCTCGGCTCGGGGCGCCGGCATGCCGAAGAAGGCGTATGTGCCCTCCCCTGTGGTTCCCTGCGCCACCGTGTAGCCGTTCGCGTTGGAGGTGACGACGCCTGCGAAGCAAGCCCATTGCCAGTCGGCGGTGGGGGTAGCCTGAATACCCGTCCATCGGAAGCCGGGAACCGTGATGATCTGCGCGTAATTCCCCGGACCCAGGTTGACATTCGCCGTCGGCGTCGCACCCTCCAGGGTCCGCGCGTCCACCACTTTCATGTACTTGTTCTGGGAGTCGAAAACGACCCGTCCGTCGGCACCGAAAACCTGCAGGCCGAAGCCAGGGCCAGACCGCGCAGGCGGGCGGTCGAAGACGAACACTTCAATCGTGTCTCCGATTACCGCGCCCGGCCCACCGCTGACGCTGATCCATCCAAACTCCCAGCCGCCCGCTACCGGCCGCGCCCGGCTGACGGTGAATGGCTTGCTGCAGCGCGCGGCCACGATGGGCCGGTCTCCAGCCACCGTCAGAAAGGCTTGGCGTCCGAACCCTCCGGTGACAGGACCGGCAGCCTGCTGGAAGGTGAGAATGTGCTTCGAAATGAACGCATAGTTGAAGAACTTCTCGTCAATGATGACGTTCTGGTTGTTGTTCACGAACTCGAAGCCAGCGGGCATCAGTACGTTCCGTAGTAGAAGTGTGCAGGACCGGTCCACGCCACTGTGGTGCCGCTGATCGCCGGCACGTTGATGTTCTCGGGGTACATCAGGCCGTTCTGATTGAGCACAGGGATCACGAAGGGGATTCCCTGAGCGAGCGCTGGCTCCTGGAAGGAACCAGCACCCTGATTCACGTAGCCCAAGAGCCGGGTCATGCGACTTGTAAGGTCGACCGTGACGTTTCCGTTCGCGTCCCAGCATTGAAGTCCGGTTGGCATCAGGCGCTCCAAGTTCCAAGGCGAATGCGCCGGACATTGTTTTCGTCGTACCCGAGAAAATGGCCATCGCTGTACTCCATCCGCCGGCCGTTGCCCGGCGAGACGAACCTCACCCTGTCGAACAGAAAGTCGATGGTGCTCGTCGCTCCATTGTTGACCGAGCGAATTCCGGCCACGCGGCCGTTGGCATCCAGCGACATAGTCCAGCTCGCGAAGTACGACGCGATGCCGTTCTCGTTGACCGTTGTGCGGGCTTCGATCGCCTGTGTGACCTGGGAATACTTCTCATCAAGCCCCACCGAAGAATCTGCCCACAGCGACGGCACCGCGTCTGTGGTTCGTACCTGCTCAAGCATCGGGCGCATAAACCACGCGTAGGGGTCGGCGCCGGTCACGGCGTTCGCCCAGAACTGGAACCTCGCGAAGCGCGCACCTGCAGGTGCTGACACGGGAGTGACGCTCGTCCGCATCCAATCTGCGACGTTCTGACCGCCGCCCTTCTGCGCCGCATTCGTTGGCAGCTGAGCCGCGTTACCGATCTCAGAAAGGTTCTTGTCTGTGAAGACGATTCGCGCATATGCGCTGCAGCGATGGGTTGCCGTGTAAACCGACGGGAGGTATAGCGCACCTTCCGCCACTGGAATCGGATCTGACTGTGATACCAAGCTGCCGGAGGGAAGACCGCTGGAGGTCATGCCATACGTGCTTATACCAGGCGGCCGCCACGAATCCCCCGCCATGTTGCGGATTACCGAGGCATTTGGTCCCCACTGGTTCGCAGCCAGAGTCCAGCCCGTGAGAGAGGTTTCAAAAGATGCATTCCTCACTAGGTTTCCGCCGCTGCCGAGTTGAGCGCGGACGCTGTTCAGCCCATTGGCATTGGCTTCAATATTCGCGCCCTGCTGTTGCACCGTTGACGACAGCGCGTTGAGGGCGCCGGAACTAGCCTTGCCCGCAATCGCTGTGTTGGCGTTCTGGATTGCTTGAGAATTGGCGGCCAAACCGTCTTCGGCTTCCTCCACCCTGCTCGCCAGTGCGTCTACCGCCGTCGCCTCTGCCTTGCCCGGTAGCGCGGCCGCCACCGCCGCCGCCTGCTCGGCAACGATTGCAAGTGAATCCTCCGCCTGCTCGATACGTGTCTCATGAGCGCTGATAACCAGCGCCTGACCGCCAACAGCCTCTGCCAGCGAGTTGTAGTCGCCAATCTTCTGCCAGAAACTCGCGTCCGACGGTGCGTGGCCCAGCGTCTCTACCAGTGCCACGTACAGGCCACCCTGCCACTTCACCACCGCGCCAGGGTCGTAGGCGGTCTCAGGGTCGTACTCGGCCGCTGCCAAAGCCGCCTGAAGGTTCGCGATCTCCGCAGCCTGCTCGTTGAAGCCGTCGGCCATTTCCTGCCCGAGCCGGTTCTGCTCCGCGATAAGGTCGATGATCTCCTGCGCGGTCGGCGGCGGCTTGACCGGGATGATCGCGCCCTCGCCCGGCTTGCCCCGCACGCTGGCAGTGATCTTGAACCACCACTCCTGCCCGCTGCCGTCGCTGTAGAGGTAGCGGGTTTCCACCACCCGGGCGATCTCCATCCACGGTCCCTCCGCCGTGGGCCCGCGCTCAATGATGTAGATGACCCCCTCCTGGTCAACGGCGTCCCATTCGATCAGGACGCCATCCGCCACCGGGTTGGGCACCACGCCCTCCACCGGTGGCACGTCCGGCGAGACGTACACGGTAGGGAACCAGGACGACTGGCGCACCGGCACCGGGGTAATGGACGGCAGTGCGCCCGCCCCGATCTCGATCAGGGTGATTTTCCTTGCCTGCATATGAATTACCTTGCGTTGAGGGCTTCGCGCATCGCGGTGCTCGAGGTGGTACGGACCCCTTGGGTGGTGATCTGCAGCAGGCTCCGAAGCACCTGGTTCTGTTCGGCGAGCAGTGCATTGCTTTGCTGTACAGCCGCGGTCGTCTCGGCCTGCGCCTTGTTGTCCACGACCAGGTCGAACACCGCCCGGCTGAAGTTGTCGGGCAACGCCTCAATGGTGTCCGCCAGCTGCCCCATGCTGGTGCCGTCTTCGCGGTCGAGGTTGCCCACCTTCATCCCGTCGATCAGGCCGGTGACCTGGCCATACAGGGCGTTGTAGTCCTTGCCACTGGCGTACAGGTTGCGACCGAAGCCCAGAGCCGCCTGTGCGGCCGCCTGTGCCGCGCTCGAGTCCCCGCCGGACACTGCGCGCTCCAGCTCGCGCATGGTCGTCTGCAGCTTCTCCTGGTCAGTCAGCGGCGACAGGTCGCTCACCGACAGTCCGTAGGTCATCGCCTTCTTCTCGGCGTCGATCTGGGCCTGGAGCTTGCCCATGTTGGTGGCCCGCAGCGCCTCGATCTTGGCCAGGTCCTCAGCGCGCGCGCCGGACAGGCCCAGCGCCTTGGCATAATCGTTCGCTGCCTTCACCTGTTGCCGATAGGTGCGCTCGATGGTCAGGGCTTGCGACTGGTAGCCGGTAAGGTCACCAGTGAGCAGCTGGGTGGAAACGTCCGCCATCAGGGTCGCGTAGTTGCCAAGCAGCCCGGTCACCTTCTCGATCTGGGTGGCCAAGTCCGTGCCAGCCACGCTGGCCAGGTCCTGGAAGTAGTCAACAGCCTTGTTGACCTTGTCGATTTCCAGCCCGTTCAGCGCGCGCCCCAGCTCGTCGGCATTGCCCACGGCCAGCGCGATCGACGCACTCAGTGCGCCGAACACGTCCGAAGCCTCGAAGTAGTCGTCCAGCTGGCCGCCGAAGCCTGCGGCTTTCACGGCCTCCGTGAACAGCCGGTCCGTCATATCGCCGAGGTAGGCCGCCAGCTGCTCCTTGGCTTCGGCCGAATCGGCCGAGAGCGTCAACTTGCCCAGCGTGACCTTCACCCCGGCGAGCTGGTGCGACAGATCCACGCCGAGCTGCTTGGCCAAGTCCGTGCTGGCGCCGCGCACCTGGCGCGCCGCCATGTCGAACGTGCGATCGATGTTCGGATCCAGCCCGGTGTACTGGGTCCATTTCTTGTCGCTCCGGAACAGGCCACCCTTGGCCTTGATGTCCGCATAGCTCTGCCCTTCAAACCCGCCGAACCCGTAGCTGCCCGTCAGGCCCTGGCCGGTGATCTTGGGCGCGCTGCGCCCGAACAGCTTGGCGTGGATGCTCGAGCCGGACAGGATCGAGGCCGTCTTGTCGTTGAAGCCGAGCCCACGGAACCCCTTATCAGCCAGGCCGACCGCGCCGGCGGTTGCAATCTTGCCGGCCCAGCTCTCTCCATTGGCAATGTCCCAGCCCTGATCGAACAGCTCGGCGTTCTTCATCATGCCGGCGACGATCCAGCCGATGATCGGGACCGCTGCAGCCATAGAAGAGCTCGCCGCGCCGGCGCCAGCTGCGGCGGACGATCCGCCGGCAGCTGCGGCACCGCCACCGGTCAGCGCCGCCACGTTGTTGCCGAAGCCCATCAGCGTGCCTGCGCTGGCGCCACTGCTTGCCGAGCCAGCCCCCGCGCTGAAGAGCCCCTGCCCCTTCGACAGCAGGCCGGCGATGTTTCCAAGGTTCTGCCCGCCGCCAGCGGTCCCGTTGCCGCCGAACAGTCCCATCAGGCTGTCCATGCTGAAGCCGCCACCTTGGCTACCCCAGTTCCTGATCCCCTCCATGACCTTCGTTTGGATCGGAATCACCAGCTTCTGCTGCAGCAGCTCTCGGGCGATGTCGCGCAGGCCTTGCTTGGCCAAATCCTTCATGTCGTCCCACAGGTTGTCGAAGTCGCGCAACCCGCTTGCCGCGAAGTCAGCAAAGGCATCGGCAGCCCCATCGACGCCGTGCATCACCACGTCGGCCCACGCCTCCAAGTTGGCCGCTGCCTCCTCTACCTGGATGGACATGGCCGCAGCCGCGTCGGCGGCGCCCAGCATGGACCGTTCGTACGCCTCATAGCTCGCCGCGCCCTTCGCCAAGGCGAGTGCCTCCTTGCTGCCCGCTGCTTCGACCGCTTTATGCAGCTCCTGACGCATGTCGCGCTCGTTCATCAGCTGGCGCCGATAGAGCTCGCGAGCGCGGCCGATCTTGCCCAGCATGGCCAACTCGCCATCCATAGTGGCGATCAGCGCTTCCGGGCCGGCCAGGGCGGCGTCAACCTCAGCAGCCACCTTGGCGTATTCAGCAGCGCTCTGTGCCATCAGTACGTTGGCGTCAGCCTGGGCAATGTTCCCTTCCCCCAGCAGACCGTTGTACTCGGACATGTTGCCTAGGTGCTTCGCCATGGCCGCTGCAAGAGGGCCGCTCAACGCGCCGGCGGCCTCCTCCGCCTGCTGATGAAAACGGTCGATGGATTCACGCTGCCGCTTGAGCGCCTCGGCTGCTTGCTTTGCTTCACCTGCAGCCTTGTCGCGCTCCGCCTTCCCAATGTTCCCAGTGGGCCGGTAGGGCACGGTGTTTGACTTAAGGGCTTCGTCCGGCAAATTCTGGCCGGCATCAATGAGGACTGCCTGTGGCTTGTACCGACTTGTCAGCTCACGTTGGATTCGGACGCGTTCGTCCTCAAGCCGCTTTGCTTCTGCATCCCGCTTCTCCGACGGACTTTCGACGGCGAGCAGCAATTTGCGCCGAGCGTTGAGCGAGCCCAATTGCTCGTTGAGGGCGTCTTCCGACGCAGCCCCAAGGGCACTGGGCGTTGCACCTTCAAGTCGCTGCAGCTCAGCGAACCGGTCGATGAGGTTCACAATCTGGACGGCGCCGTTCGCCATCTCGCCTGTCAGCTGGGCGGTCCAGCGCGTGACACTTGCGAAGGCGTTGCGCGTTTGCTCGGAGCCCATGACCTCCGTCAGGCTCTGTAGTTCGGGCAACAGTTCCTCGGCGACACTGTTCTTGAGGCCCTGCATCGCCAAGTCGGCCTGCACGGACATTTCCCGTAGCCGCTGCGTCGCCTTCGTGGTCTTGCCATCAATAATCGCGCCAACGGACTCAGCCGCGTCGCCCCACTGCTTCAACCCGGCGCTATTGTTGCGTAGCAGCGGAATCAATGCCGATGCATCACTCGCAATGGCCTCCATGTAGAAGGTCATCTCGCTCTGCGACAGGTTCGCTCGCTCCAGGCTCTTGAAGTAGAGACCGAGCGCGTCCGGCCCGGAGAGCTTTCGCATCTGCTCGGCGGTAACCCCTGTCGTCTTCGCGATGTTCTCGAAGAAGTCAGCCATGGCGCCGCCGCCGGTCTGAATATAGTCGCCGATCTTGTCCTGCACGTCCTTGAAGATGTCGGCCAATTTTTCGTGGGAAACGCCGACCACCTGAGCGCCCGCTGCCCACCGCTGGAACATCTGAGACGTGGTGCCCGAAAGAGCCGACATGCGGTCGTACTCGACGCTCAGCGCTGCTACTTGGCGGGTCCACTGGACCACCGCCGTGCTGCCGGCCGCCAAGCCCGCTGAGATCGCCACGCCAATCGCGGTGCCGGCCTTCTTCGCGGTCGCCTGCATGCCCAGCATGCTCTGTTCAAACTGGCGCGCAGACTTGCCGGCATCCTTCACGAAGGAGCCCGTCTTCATAAGCAGGTCGACGGTGAGCGTGTAGAGGGACATGTAGGCTCCAGAAACAAAAAAGCCCCGCGATAAGCGGGGCTTGGGGTGGGCTGTGGGTGCTACTCGAGCCGATTCAATAGCTGGGATTGATGCCTCTCAGCCTGTACGACCCTTGCCAGGGCAGCCAGGAATATGCCGAAGGCGATCACCCCAACACCCATGGTCGCTTGGGTGAGCATCAATGTGCCGGCGATGGCGGTCAGTATTGCGATGACGATCAGAACTATGTGCATGAACCCTCCGTTGGCACTGGAGGCCCCATATTGCCAGTCATCTGCTCTCAGCCCGGGATTTCTTCGAATTCGAGGTAGCCCGTGAAGTACTGCCGACTCACATTCTCGGCGCTGGGCAACTGGGTGGCGTAGCCATACAGCGCTGCGCGCGCAGCCAGCACCGGGTCGAACACCTTGGTCAGCATGTCGCGGTACTGGGGCACGACGCAGGCCCGCCGGCGGCCTGTCATGGCCAGGGCGACCGTCTCCCAGTCCGTGCCGGCCAGCGCGCCCTTTCTCACCACCTCCGTGGCCCTGGCGCTCAGCGTGGCCGTCAGCCGGCGATAGGTGGCGCCCGGCACCGTGTTGACCTGGCCACCCTTCGTACGGGTGTGCGTGCTGGTGTCGATCGGCGCCACCGCCCAGCCGTCGCTGATCCCAACGTCTAAGGCACGGAAGATGGCGATCTCCCCCACCTCGACGTTGGCCACCACCGTGTCGATCTGCACTGCCACGCTCGAGATCGGACCACCTGCCGGCGGGAATAGCCAAGCGCAGACGCTGCCGTCCGGCAGCCGCACGGTAGTCGCGGTGGCGCCCGCGGCGCTGACTTGGACCCCGGGCGGGACGTTGAGGCCCAGGACGGCCACGATGCCCGGCACGATCGCCTCGACCAGCACGATGCTGATGGACAGCGCGCCTGAGCGGCTGATACGGCTGCGGCGCCCGGGCTTGCCATCGAAGAGCGCCGCGCCAGCATCGGCCGTCAGCCAGCTGCCGCCCACCAGCGAGACCGACTGGACCGCCGGCATTCCATACCCGATCAACACCGGATCACCCCCACACCGTCAGCACCACGTCCCCCGTGGCAGGGTTGCGCTCTACGCGGCGCACCAGCACCAGCTTCCCAGCGGCAAGCCCGTACCGGCTGTAGGTAATTCGACCGATCTGCCCTGGCTGCGGCGCCAGCTCCTGGTCACCGCGCACGCTGACCCGGTAGAAGAACCTCTGCTCGCGGTAGATGGCCACCACCCGGTCGATCTCGGCCTGGGCGTCCGTCGCACGCCAGAACAGGGCGATGATCGGATCCGCTGCCTCCGCCCGGCGGTAGTGCGGATGCAGCGCACCGGCGCCGTATACCTGGGCCCGGAACAGGCCCGCTAGCTCGTCGCGGCGCCACTGGGGCACGTCAACCACGTCGGTAACCAAGTCGGACGCGGACAGCGCCTGGGCGTTCGGGCGGTAGGCCATGCGCCGGGTCAAGTTCGGCGCATCGTCCGGGACACACAGCAGGTCCTCGGCCAAGTCGGCCTCGCTCAGGTCAAAGGCCGGTGCGCCGGTGTAGCTCTCCGGCGCTACAACGCGGGTGAATCGCAGCGCGCCATTCGGATCCTGATAGCAGGCGGCGCTGTAACTGGGCAGGAGCGCATTCATTGCGTCCCGCCCAGTGATGGCGTTGCCGGCGTAGTAGCCGATGCCGGCGTATCCAGTCGCGGCGTCGATCGCGGCGCAGTCGGTGGCCACCCACGCCGCCTTATCCAACCGTCCCATGATGTCGGCCATCGCCTGCTGCAGCGTGGCGGGCTGTTGCCCAGGGCCGACGCTGGACAGGTCGGCAACCACCGGCGTCACCGGCGGTGACTTCATGATCAGCTGCTGGCCGTCCGGCGAGACGCTAAAGGTGCCCGACTCCATCGTGTCGCCACGGTCCATGACCACGTCGGCGAAGACCGGGCCGTCGGCCACGAACATGGCCGTGGCGTCGGAATTGGCGCCCATCGCCGGCACGCTGGCCACCGCGCCGATCACGACCGGCTGCGGTTTCCACGCCAGGCCAGTGATGTTGGGTAGGAACACGCCGCGGTTGATCGTGCCATCGAGGTCGTCGTGGGCGTCCTTGAAGTGCAGCGTCTTGCTGCCATCGTCGTTGATCTCGACACGGTCCACGGAGAAGCGAAACAGCGGCACCGTGTCGTTGAGCATGCCTGCCTCGGATCCCATTCGGATCTGCACAGGCAGGCCAGACACGCCGCGCTGTGCCAGCTCATCCAGCCGGCCCTCGGCGTCCAGCACCGTGCACTCGGCGGCGCTGGTCTGGCTCACCGGTTCCCCGCCCCAGGGCCAGAAATTGATCTCGCTGACCAGGTTAATGCCTTCGGCCAGCACCCCCTCGAACCGGGCATTGCTGGGTGTGTCGCCGGGCGCGGTCAGCCAGTCCACGTCGGAGATCCGTACAACCTCCACCGCCGGCGGCGTCACGCGCCAGCCCGCAGCGGCTGCCGGGCTGCGCGCACCCCACTGGCCAGCGTTGACGGCCATGTTCAGGCCGCCGGCCTTCGTCGCTGCGAGCGCGGCAGCGAAGTGGAAAGGGCCGGCCATGATGAAGTCACGCTGGTGCACCAGCTCACCATTGCGGTACAGCTTCAGGCGGTTGGGGCTGCCGATCTCCACCAGCAATCCGGCCGTGTCGCCGCGGCCGAGGAACGGGAGGCCCACCGCAGCGGCACTGCCGTTGATGACCAGGCGGCCGCCGGCCAGATTCCAACCCAGCCCGCCAGCAGTGGCACCCGGATAAGCGTCCAGCGGCGCCGAGTCCGTCACGATGCCGACCACGGCCGCCATCTCGTCATCGCCCCACACCGCAAACTCCACCCCGACCGTACCTTCAGTCTGGGCAATGTCGGAGCGGGCCATGCGGTTGAGGTCGCCGGCCGCTGTCGTGGCCAGGGTGAGCCCGCCATCGCGAGCGGCCAGCAACGGGCCAATGGGTGCCGCGGCGAAGCGGCCGAATGTATCAACCATGAGGCCTCACAGAGAATCGAACCAGTCCTGTGCTTCGTCCTCATCGGACTGCGGCAGCAGGGAATCGAGGAAATTCTTCATGCTTCGCTTGGTGCCGCCCTGACTGTGCGCCGCGCTGATGTACGCCATGAAGGCAGCAGGCTTGATGTGCAGGCTGACCGGGTCGAGCGGGTTGCGCTTGTGGAACTCCCACCACCACAGGAACTCGCGCCGCGTCATCACGGCGCGCAGCTCCCCGACGGTCCGGTGCAGGTGCCCGGCGAGGACGTGCCAGAACCAGTCCTCGCCCTGCTGCCTTAGTCGTTTCCCGCCTCTTCCTGGATCACCTCAGCAGCCTCACCGAAGCCGGCATGCTTGAGGGCGATCTCCTGGAACCGGGCCGCCACGCGCGGCTTGAGCTGGCCGGCCTGCTTCTCGGTCATGACGGTGCGGCCATCCTCGTCGCAGATCGTGGCGGCGATCAGCTTGGCGCGATCACCATCGGACCACAGCTTGCGGAACTCCGCGTCGGGCAGTGCGCGCACATGGAACTGCGCGGTGACGCCGGGCTCCAACTCGATGGTATCGGGCTGCACGTCCTTCGGGGCGAACATCCCCAGGGTCTGGAAGGTCTGCAGGAGGGACTGGGTTACCGCGTCCTGTGCGATCACCGGGGTTTCGTTGGTCTTGCTCATTGGCCGTTTCCTGAAATGGCGGCAGAGCGCGCGGGCCGCGCACGGCTAACACGCGGAGGATCCGCGCGCTCTGCCAAAAGAGAAGGCCCGCCGAAGCGGGCCTAGGAGCCGTTCCCGTCGTTACGGTGCCGGCCGGTTGGTGGTGACCGCGCCGGAGCCGCGGATGGTCATCGTGGCCTTCCAGACGTCGTTGTCGGCCGCGTTCACCGCGAAGTTCTGCACGAAGCCGCGGAACTGCTTGGACAACACGGAAGTGGGCGGGGTGATGACACCGCCGACGGCCATCGGCAGCGGCACGCCAGCGGTTTCCGACAGCGGCGCGGTAACCAGGAAGTCAACGACCTCGCCGGTTTTGTGCAGAAGCTCGAGAGCTTCAGAATCTTCCGAGTCGTAGATCACTTCGATGGTGGTGCTGCCGGTGGCCTTTCGACCGGCGACGAACTGATCCCAGTCATCGTCGAAGTCGGAGATATCGATTTCCGACGCCTGGCCGTCGGGGAAGCCGACGGACCGGACGCGGGTCACCTTGATGACCTCGGCCGCGCCGATGGCGATGAAAAGCTGGGTGTGTTTGGACTTGATCACGTCGCCCATTGCGCTGTTCCTTTGGGTAAAGCCCGGTCGCCGGGCGAAAGAAAACCGGCTTTCGCCGGCGGTTGGGGTTGCTGTGCATTACCGCTACCGGAGTTCAAGCAGCCGCACGTCGAAAGAAATGCCGAAGGCGCCGGTGTCGTCGTCGTCCGGGGTCGGGTTGTAGGACTCGATGCTGCCGCGGCGCTCGACTTCGTCGCGGATGGCCATTGCTGCAGTGTTTGCATGCGTGAGGGTCCCGCCCCACACGGTGATCCGCACCCGCCAACCGTCGGCAGGCGGCGCCTCGCTCAGCAGGTTTTCCGGGCTGCCACCGACGATGTCCCAGACGCCGTATGGCATCACGGTATCGAGCGGCGCGGTGCCGTAAAAGAACCGGACCGGATTGCCCAACTGGGCGCGCACGCCGTCACTGCCCTGCATCACTGCCTGGATCAGCGGCACCATCATTTCCAGCCCCTCGCCTTCATGATCTTGTCGATCGCGTTACGCGTTTCCTCGATCATCACCTGCGCCGCCTGCGGACCACGGGCCTCTGCCGCCGGCGTCAGGAATGGCCGGGCGCGCATTCTCTTCGTGCCAAATTCGAGGAACCGCCAATAATGGGCCCAGCCGCTCTGCTCATACAGTTTCCCGACCCGGCCCTGCCGGCGGTTGCGCTTGGTGTTGGCGTACTTGACCTTCTTACCGGTGCGGACACCCACCGTGAAGTATTCACCGCCAGTGCCAACACTGCCTTGCGCCGGTCCTTCGCGGCGGCTCGACGCACGACGATCTGCTGGGCCAAGAAGCCGCTGCCGCGCGGAGCACGGCGCCGGGCTTCGTCCCGGATCAGGTTGCCGCCTTTGCGCATGCCGGTCTGGAGCGGCTTGCCCTGCACTTCCTTTGGCAACGCGCGGAGCGAAGCCAGCAGACCATCAAGCCCATGTATTTCAAGGGAATCAGCCATCGCTTCGCCCTGCGTCCACCATCAAGGTGAGATGCCTACGGGCTGTGGGATCTGGCAGCACAGCGCGAACTGCATAGTGCTGTCCGTCGAGTAACACCCTCATGGTGTTCTCGACACCAGGGAGATAAGGAATCTCAACCCGTGCAGTAACCTCTCCGTGCTCGGCACTGGCGGCGGTGAACTCCCTGCCGGAAAGCGGCACCACCTCGGCGGGAACGTCCTTCCGCCAATCCGTCCATTCCCGGGAATCACCGCCCAGCGGGTCCCGAATTACCGAATACACCTGCAGCGCAATACGGTGGAGGTACTTGCCAGCCATCACACTCCCCAGGACACGCGGTATGGATTAAGCAGCCTTCGCACGGCAAGGTCGCTTTCGTCCTTCTTAAAATAGTAATCCCCCACCAGCAAATACGCCGCCTGCTTAACGGCGGACGGGATCGGGGCCAGCATGGCCGGCTCCGATCCATCCAGCCAAGGCACCGAGCGACCGATGTACTGCTCGATGTAGTCCTGCGCCGCCACTATGTGGTCGGTAATCAGCGCGTCGTCGGCGTCGTGGATCACCGGCAGGCTTTGCTTCGCCTCAGCCAGTTCGATGAGCATGGCTTACCCCTGCAGGGTGGGCGCAGCGGCCAGCGCAGCATCGATTGCCGACAGGACGCTTTCACGGGCCTTATCGCCCTTGGCGAACTCAGCAACCCGCGCAGCCTCCAACGTGGCACGATCGGTCACGCCCGCCACCGCAGCGATGACCTTTTCGGCCTTCTGGCGCACCAGCGCTACACCAGGTTCCGTCGTCGTCGGCGCCACCTTGTTTGCCGCCGACGGCGCCATCTTGTTCGACGGAGTCGGAGCGGACTTTCCTTCGGGCCCGACCGGAGCGATCAAGCCCAACAGGTGCAGCTCCTTTGCTCGCGTATCCGGCCCAGTCCAGGGCTTTCCGCGTTTCTGATATCCGCCCTCGGCGTTGGGGTCGTTGAACCCTTTCAGTGCGATGTATTCCATGATGACCCTCCAGCGGCGGGCGTGACGCCCGCCGCTCTTTTGCAGCTGTGGGAAACCCTTACGGGCCTTCAAACGACCCGTGCACGAACGACTCCGGACGGTAGACCGCCAGGCCGAGTCGCTCCTCGGCGCGGATCGTCACCATGTTCTTGCGGAAGTTGTCGCCGTCCTCGGTCGAGACCTCCACTGCGGCGTCCTCACGGTCGAAGACCTGGGCGGCAATGTCGAACGCGCCGACCAGGAACTCGCCTTCCGGCACCGCTGTGGAATCGACCACCGGCAGCTTCCACATGCGCGGCTGGCCGCCTTCGACCACGTTCACCCAGATGTAGCGACCCTGCTCGTCCTTCTGCAGCTCGATATCGGCCCAGTCCACCGGATTCAGCGCGATGCCGCTGGCGCGGTACTCGGCAACACGGACCTGCAGGATGGCTCGACGCAGGGTGTCGATCTTGGTGTCGCCCACCTTCCGCAGCGCGTCGCTGAACGCGGTAGCCTGCGGGATCAGCCCGAGCAGGTTCTGGCCCGTGCCGTCGCCCGCCAGCAGCTGGGCCTCTTCCACGTACTTCAGCCCGTAGATGGCGCGGCCGTTGATGTAGCTCTGAAGCAACGGAACGTCGGCCAGCACCTGCTTGGAGGCCAGGAACCAGTGCGCCAGGGTTTTGACTGTGGTGGTCTTCAGCTCGAACGACAGATCGGACTGGGGCTTGAGCGCCGTTTCGGCGACGGGGGCCGCCATGTTCTGGAACCCGGACTCCTGAACGAACTCGATGGCATTCGACCCGGTACGGCCCGGCATGATCAGGTCGCGAATGGTGAAGGGCCGATCCGGTCCGGCGATGATGCCAGGCACACGCGTTGGCTGGATGGCCGCACCCACGCCACCGGTGCCGGTCGTCACGCTGGTGATGGAGGTCACCGCCTTCAGGTTCATGCGGGCGATGCCGCGGCCCTTCGCCACCAGGTCGGTGAAGCCATCGTGCTCGGTGAACTGTTCGCCGATGGACTTGGCGGCATCCGGATCATTGGCCGAGAACCGGCGGGCCAGCTTCTGCTCAACCTCCAGCAGACGGGTGTTGATCTCCAGGCCACTCTTGGACAGAAGCTCCAACGCGCCCTTGGTGTCGTCCAGGATCTTGCCGTGATCCTTGATCTCGTTGGTTGCCTTCTCGGCGAACAGCTTGATTTCGTTGTCGCGTTCATTGAGCTGGCCGATGAGCTGCTTCAGCTCCAGCGAGTCGTCCAGGACTTGTGCGTTCTTCATGCTGCGGCCAATGGAGCTGGCCAGTGCGGTGTAACGGGACATAGATTTTTCTCAGAAAGTCGGGAGAGTGAGCCGCCCCAAAATGGGTGACGGCGCGTTGCTTTCGTTCGCCTTGCTCCCGGACTCACTCCGGTCCAGCAGGTGCTTCAGGCCGCGGTTGGCGATAACTGCGGACTGGCTTTTCGAGAACCCTGCCTCGCGCAGGATCTGCTCAAATTCAGGCATCGTCGGGAGAGACCCGTGGGCCAACTTCGACTTGATGGCGTCAATGCGGGCATCGTCGTTTGCGGGAAAGGTCACCAGACTGATTTCCACCAACTCGACCTTTTTCAGGGTGCGCACGCGTTCCTTCTCGTCCCAGCTGTCCTCGCGGACGTAGTAGCCGATCGACAACCCAGACACGGCTCCTGCCTTCATCAATGCATGCGCCTCTTTCGCGCGTGCCACACCGTCGATGATCAGCTGCCCTTCAACCTTGAGGCCGTGCGCGTCCTCAACCAGATTGCTGTAGACGCCAATGGGCTCGCCGCTGCGGTGCTGCCACAGCACCGGCACCGGCCGACCCTTAGCCTTGATCTCCGCAAGGCTCTCGGTGAATGCCCCGGGAGCGACCACTTCCCGGTAGGAGTCCACCGTTCCGAAGACCGAGCCGTAGCCAGAGAAAAGGCCGTCATCGCTGACGGCCTTCACGGAGAGGTCAAAGTCCCTGATCTTCAGGGCTGCGCTCTTTCGATTCATGTCTTTTTCCCGTCGTCAGATTGAAGCCAGGCCAGAAGAGCCGACCGCGCCTGCTGGTCCCCCGTGTTGGCGCCCAGCATTTCGATTGGCAAGAGGTTCGACTGCACCGTAAGTTCAGCCGCCTTTCCGCCCTTGCGCGGCAAGTTCTCGCGCTCGCGGCAATCGTCACGGGAGTAAATCCCGTTCTGGACCATGGTGCTGTAGAACGCGGCGCGGGCAGCGCTATCGGCGCGCAACAGCCCCTCAACTGCGAACTCGGCGAAATACCTCGCGCGCTCAAGCGGTGCCATAAGATCCTTGCGGATCGATTGCTCAATGCGGCGCAGCAAAGGTGCCACGGAGAAGGTCAGGAAGCCGATCATCTGTTGCTCGATGCCCGTGCCCCAGCTGGTGGACTTTTCGGAATGCCCCACCATAAAAGGTGGAACGCCGAACCAGCGGCAGATCTCTTCAACGTTGAACGCTCGAGTGGCCAGAAGTTGCGCATCTTCCGGGTTCATCGGAACCTGCTGATACTTCATGCCAGCTTCCAGCAGCATCGTCTTGCCAGCATTCATTGCGCCGGCGAACTCTGACTGCATGTTTTCGCGGAACGTGGCTCGATTCTTGTCCGTAAGGATCTGATCCGTGGTCAGAACGCCACCGACGCTCATTCCGTTGGCAAAGACCTTGGAGGACGCTTCATCCGCCGCCATCGCAGCGCCAAACACATGCGCGCCAGCCTGTATCGAGGACAGGCCCATCGTCCCGTCCGTGCTGAAACCGCGAATGTGCCACATGCGATCTTCGGAGATGACGCGCTGCCGCCCGTCAGTCCCGGCATAGCGATACTCAAGCTCACCCGTGGTCAGCCTGCGTACGGACATTCGTTGCGGCTGAAGGAACTCCAGGTTGACCAGCCGCCCGCCACTGACGGTCTTCTCTGCATACGAATTGCCCCAGAGCAGCAAGCTGACTACGACCACCTCCCAGAACTGGACGGCGGTCATGTCCGCATTGGGCTGATTGTGCAATATCTCGTAGAGGGGATGACCACTGGCAACCTCCCGTGTGCCGTCGGGCTTTCGCTCAAAGAAGCCAACTGGCAGCGTCGCGATAACCTGCGCCAGCAGGCGAACGCAAGCCATCGCTGCGGAGAGCTGAAGCACGGTTCTCTGGTTGACTGCCTTGCCGGAGCTCGAACCGCCACCGGACCACGCTGCCCAGAACGACTCATCGGTCAGCCCAATTGGTACACCCAACCATCGCAGCACGGACGACTTAATGCGCCCTGGCCCCTTTCGCTTTGATTCTTTCGTCATCGTCACACCACAATCGGGTTGGCGAAGAACCCGTCCAGGTCACCGCTGGATTCTTCAGGGGTAATAGAGAGTCCTAAAGCCATCAGCAGCGACACCATGTCGTCGATCTTGTCGGGGGAGCGCTTCTTGTCAGGTTTCTGATTCAGATTTCCATCCTTCACAGCGATCAAGTTGGAGGCGCACCAGTTCAGAACCGGGTCGTTTCCATGGTGGATGCCCTTCTTGATATAGGCCCGCTCGAGCTCCTGCATCGCAGGGTGATAGTTTTTGGTGGTCTGGTTGAACTCGACCAAGGGGATGCCGTCCGACAGCAGGCGCTGGTTTATCTCCTGCGCGTTCCACCGGTCATAGGCGACGGCGATTGGCTTGAACCGTTCAATGTCCTCGCGCATCCGGGCCTCAACCACTTCGTAGTCAGTAACCTCGCCCTCAGTCACTTCGATCAGTCCTGCGGCAACCCATCCTGCATACGGCACGACACCGCGCTCCGTTCGAACACGAACCGCGTCCTGCGGCACGAACCGCCTACCCCAGGTGTAATAAATGCCGTCGACCTTCCACACCAAGCGCCACGACGTGAGGTCGGTAGTGCTTGCGAGGTCCAGTGCTCCCCAGCAGGGATGGCCCTCCAGCCATTCCAGTAGGACCTCGCCTCCGCATCGCTGCCACTTGGTCAGGTCTACCCAGCCGGTCGCAGAGGAAGCAGGCCGATTTAGGCGCTTGATCTTGAACTCAGCCAGCTTGGACGGCATCTGCCGCGCCTCGACCGCCTCCTTCCGAATTGCCTTCAGAAGGTGAGGGTTGGCATCCATCAGCGGGTTGGCCTTAGGCCAGGCCGACTCATCGAACTCATCGTCCTCGTCGTCCACCGCGAAGAAGACCACCAGGAAGTGGTCAGCCGACTCACCCAGGATGCCCTGCAGCACCTGCTTTGCGAACTGCCGGATCTCTCCCCAAGGCCCAGGGTTGGTGTATCCCTCGGTCGTGGTGTAAAGCCACAGTGGATTGCTCCGCGCACCCGCTGCGGAGGTGAGCACGTTCAGCAGGTCTGCCGACTTGTGGGCGTGGATTTCGTCCAGCCCCACATGCGACGGGTTCAAACCGTCCTGCGTGCTAGCCTTCGCGTTGATCGGCTTGAAGCTCGCTCCGGTCTCAACACGGCTGATCGCGTTGGCCCAGCAGGCTAGGCCGAACGCCTCCTGCAGGTCCGGCGTCTTTTCCGTCATCCGCTTGGCGACGTTGAAGATGATTCGCGCCTGGCTGCCGGTCGTGGCGGCCGAGATGATCTGGGCGCCCTCTTCCTCTTCACAGCACTGGCAGTACAACAGGATCGCCGCGGCCAAGGTGGACTTGGCGTTCTTTCGCGCCACCGCGAACAACGCGGAGGTAAACCGCCGGCTACCGTCCAGGTTGCGGAACCCGAACAGTTGCACCACGAAGAACACGTGCGATCGGTGCAGCTCGATCTCCGGCCGAGCCCACTTCCCCTCAACGTGCGGCAGCTTTTCGATGAAGTCGCAGGGGTCGCAGGCATGCCATTCGTCGAACACGAATGGGGGCCTTTTGCGCTTCGCGCGCTTGAGGTCTGCCAGGAACCGCTTACCGGCGAGCCGGATCCACTTACCGAACTTCCGCCCCTTCTTGTCGGCTACAGCCTCTTCTGCATACGCGACGGCGATCCCGACGTAGTCACGCACGGGTCTTCCGCTTTGCCCCGTTGTTAGCAAAGGCGTTGCCGGCCCTTTCGGTGTCGCCGGCAGGCCTCACTTTGCCCTGGGCTACCGGGGTCAGGCCGAAGTCATTCATCAGGCCGCGTACCTGGGCCACCATCGAGGCAACTGGGGTCTCCCCGGCAGCGTAGAGCTGGACCGTCTTCCCGTGGAGTGCGCACAGCTGGCCGAGCGCTGACAGGCCCGCTTCGGTCAGGAGCCGGTTTGCGTGAAGTATCGGCGCCAGACGGTCCCATTCCTTGATGGCGTGCGCGTTGGGAAGCCAATCCGGGGCGGGCGGAACTTCTGACACCAAGGGGAGATCGGCGATCTCCGCTGGCGCGTCCCGGTCAGGGCGATCCGTCCCGGCAACCACCTTCAGCGATGTGGGTTTGCGGGGGTTTGCCATGACTATTCCAAGGGCGGGATGGCCGCACGCGAAAAAACGGTTTTTCTCAACTGACGGTGCAAAAAAGCAGGGGGGCGCACGTATCGGAGGCGGTTCAGCTTCAACTTTTGACCCGCCCCTGCCCGGTCGTCCCGCCGACGGTCCAATCTCGCGCACGCGCGCGTCGGTTCCCGAACCCGCCGTCCTCGCGCGCCGTCTTCGCGCTGTGGCATGGGCGGCATAGACCCTGCAGGTTGGACAGGTCGTTGTTTCTCGTGTCGGCGTCGATGTGATCGACGTGGCTTGCCGCACGCGTCCTGCCTTCAGCAAGACAGACAACGCAAAGCGGCGACTGCGCCAGCACCAGGGCACGCAACCGCAACCAGTAGGTTGAGTTGGTCGCCAAGGCGCGGTCTGCCTGTCGATCCCGCGCCGGCGGTGCGTACTGCGCCACGCGCCCCCCGTGCGGTCGATGTCGGGGCGCACGGCTAGGCATCAGTAGGGCTTCCCGTCCATGTCCAGGCGCTCTGGCTCGGCGTCTTCATCTTCCGGCGCTCCAAGCTCCTCTCCCAACAGCATCGCGACGGACTGCACGAGCAGCCCAATCTGTTCACACTGCTGCTCGACCGCCCTGACCAGCCCCACAACCGTCACTTGGTTACGCTCCAGCGCCACCAGCAATCGATCCAGCTGCTCGTCGTTCATTGCTCGGTATCCGGCACCGGCTTGCCCTGCACCTGATCGATGCCATCCAGCTGGGCTTCGTACTGGAGAAGGCAGGCCTTCCTTCCGTTGGACACAGCGAACACCTGGGACGGTTTCCCATCGCGCTGCCACTTGCAGCGCTTCCGCAGCTCCGGAGCGATGGGCACGTATGTGGCAACGGGAACCTCAACGACCGCCGGTGCCGGGGGATTCTCTTTGACCTTCTTCTCTGCGCACCCCGCCATCAGCAGAGCCGCCAAGATCAGTTGCAGAACGCGCATGTCAGTAGCCCTCCAACGCGGGACAGGCCGAGTCCAACAGCTCCAGGGCGGCCTTGCAGGTGTCCGGGCGCTCTTCGTATCGGGCCCGCCAGGTCGCAGCTTCCTGCTGCGAAGTCTCGATCTTACCCGCCAGGGCTCGCAGGGCCTCTGCGCTCTCGGCCTTCAGCACCTTCAGCTTCTCAGCCTCGGCCCGAAGCGTCGCCGCGATCTCAGCCAAGCGGCTGTCCCGCTCTTCGACATCATCCCGAAGGCGTGCAGCATCCGCATCCCAGTCGAGCTGGATGCGGATCACCTGGGCGCTCAGCTCCTTGATACGCTGCTCTTTCTCAAACGCGGCAATGCCGGCAACCAAGCACCCGAATGCGAGAACTGCGCAAACCACCTTCACCACGCTGCCTGGCTTCTTCAGCCAGCGCACCGCGTCGGTTGCCCAGCTGACCACCAGGCCGCCCAGAGCGGCGAGAAACTTCCACAGACCGATCATGGCTTGTCGCCTCCGATGGTGCCGGTGGCTTTCTCGACCAGGCGAACATAGCCCGGCAGCATCCGCCGAATGAGGACGCCCGAGAGGCCGGCAAGCGGCAACTGGGGCGCACCAGCTAGTGCCGGCCAGACCGACGCGGCAACGGCAATAATCCAAGCCGCGACGATGGCGTATGCCACTACCGCGACGCCCAGTGCGGCCCAGCGCGCGGCTGTCTGAAGCCAGCGGTGACCACGACGACGACCCGCATCTGCAGCGACGCGTTCTGCGTCCTTCTCCGGCAGCAGCAGCACGCCGATCAGTGCACCGGCCATCGCGACCAGCAGCACGGATTGGGGGACGCCCAAGATCACGCGCTCAGCGGAGCGAAGGGCGTCAGCGGTGGCCGGGGCGACCACGGCCGCAGTGAACGTCCCGACGATGGTTTTGAAGGTGCTCACGGGCTCGGTCACGCAACCACCCCGCCGGCCTGGCGGTAAGCGGCGAGCAGCTTGGGCAGCGCATGCTCGGGCTGTCCATAGCCCGCGCCGGGCAGACTGGCCCAGATGTTGCTTACAGCCCGGATGGCTTCGGGAATACGGCCTGCGGAGATCAGCGGCAGCGCGCGGCGCTCGCGGATCAGCTGGATTGCCCACAGGTCTTGGGACAGCGGGCCGAAGTCCGGCAGCTTCAGCTGCGCCTTGTAGTGGGCGTAGTCCTTCAGCATGAACTGGTAGCGCCCTGACGCATTTGACGTGAGGCCGTTCCTGATCACCTTCGACCGGCGTCCCCGCGAGAAGGGGTGCACGGAGTAGTTGGTGAACGCTTCCGGCTGGCGGTCGATGCCGGTCACGATCACGTCGTAACCCTGATCCTTCGTCGCCGGGCTGGTGCTGGTCCCCTCGGACCAGGCAAGCATGTCGAGGAACGCCACGACGTTCACGCCGCCAGCCTGTTGGGGAGTGATTCGTGCCATGGTCGTCTCGGTTGGGTGCCCGCCCCGCCGCCGGCTTCGCGCGAGGGTTGATCCGGTCTGGGAAGCGGGCAAAGAAAAAGCCCCCGGCGCAAACCGGAGGCTTCTATGTCATCGTGGCTGAAATCCTAGGCTAGAGGTGTGCACCTGTCAACCATTAATATCGAGCCTCAGACAGGGAGTCCACCCATGCAGAACAAGTATTTTCCCCCGACATTTCAACAGACTGCCTTCCACTGCCCTCACTGCCAGGTGTACGCGAAACAGGACTGGGAACAGCTTATGGTCCGTCACGGTATGAACTTAGTGAATGTGCCGGTGTTCTCCGGGCAGTGCGAACACTGCGAAGAGAGGCATTACTGGAGTTACGATCAAAAGGGGGACGCCTACATGGCGATTCCAGAGGCGTCGAACCTCCCGCCGCCTCATCCAATGATGCCATCAGACGTCTGCGCGGATTACATGGAAGCTGCTGCCGTGTTTGTCAGGTCGCCGCGATCTTCCGCCGCTCTGCTGCGGCTCGCCTTGCAGAAGCTTCTCAAGCATCTTGGGTTGCCCGGCAAGTCGATTGACGGGGATATTGGAACACTCGTCTCGCAGGGCCTGCCGCAGCTTGTGCAGCAGGCGCTCGACGTATGTCGGGTGGTGGGAAATGAAGCTGTCCATCCGGGCAAGCTTGACCTAAAGGACACCCCACAACTCACGGCGCAGCTGTTTGCAATGCTCAACTTCATTGTGAGCGACCGAATTGAACGACCTGCTGTCATCGCGGATCTTTATGCAGAGCTTCCCGCCCAAGCTCGCGGATGGATTGATGATCGCAATAGGGGTGCCACGCAGCAACTGCCAACCCCTCCAGTCGACCCCTGATACGCTGGAATCCCAGTTCAACCAGACTAAGATACTGACGGTTGGATATCGCGCGGCAACCGCACTTGGACATGAGAATAAGCGCGGTCTCGAATCGCTCGACCTTTCTGCGACCCATCCCACAGTAATACGCCCTCAAGGCGCAGGCCATGGACACGTGGTCGCCAGCAATGCTGGCGACAATCTCCTCTATGACCTGCGCCCGAAGGTCTGATTCTAGAGGCTTGTAGCCTAGCGCCCTGCTAGGCATTTCACCCTTGTGCTCAATCAACACGGCCAAAAGGTTCGTGGACCCGTATCCCAAGTCGTCACAATCCCGGTGCAAGGCGAACTCCCTTCCCCAGTGCTCGAGCTCGGCGCGGACGTAGGCCCCAAACGTATCAACCTGCATTGCCTTGCTCCCCATGAAGTTGGCGGGCGGCCGATACTGGGCCACCCGTGATCCGCACCACCACCTGCCCGCCCGGCCGGCGTTCGTTGCTGACGAACGGGTGGCTGATGAAGCGCTTGTCGTCGATCCCCAGCACTTGGGCAATCCCATCCCGGTACGCCTTGAAGCGGAGCAGCAGGTTGTCGTCGTCGGGGAGCACCTTGCGCGGCGCCTGGTAGAAATTGATCCACAGGTGCAGCCGGCCCTCCGGCAGCCAGGCGTCGCGCCAGCCAGCCTCGAAGGCCAAGACCACCGCCGTCTGCCGGGCGGCCTTCGTAGCTTTGGACCGATCACGCCAATGCACCCGCGCGTTCGGCGACAGGTCCTTGCTCGGCCAAGGCAGGACCAGCTCCAGCGCGCGCTCAGCCACGATTGACCTCCGAGCGGGCCGCGAAGGCCTCGACCAGCTTCCACGCACGGTCCGATATCCGGCGCGAGAGCAGCTTGGACTGCGCGCGCCCTGCAATGAACTCCACCGCCGTGATCGCATCCCGCAGCAGCGGCCTGAGGACGTCTTCCGGCACCATTAGGTAGCCCTCGGGCGGCGTGAGGCTTGCTGTCATCCCGCTGTCACCGCCGGCCGGTACACCAACCTCATGCTCCGGTGCGACCTCTGCCAGCTGGATACCGACGGATTGGTCACCCTGACCACCGATGCCTACGGCACCTGCTTCATCTGCCCCGAGTGCGGCCGCAGGAACTACATTGAGTACCTGGGCCGCGACGACGCCGGAGTGTTGCTGGCCCAGCAGGTTGACCGCCCCACTAGCCAGTAGCTCACCTTCCCGAAGCGTGAGGGCGGCGATGATGGCGCGGATGGCCATTTCGGCCTCCCGAGCCCACCCCAGTTCGAAGTTCAAGCGCCTACTGCGAAGGTCTGCCGCCGATTGATAGAGGCCACTGCGCTCATATTCGGCCGCCAGCAGCTCCCGGGCCTTCTTCTCGTTGTAGCTCATGCCGCCTGCTCCCAGGTGGCCACCAGCCGCTGTACCCGGCCGCCGCGGGCCAGGAACTGCTCCACGGTCTCGCCCTCCACCACCTTCGGGGCCTTGGCCGGCGCGGGCGTGTTTGCCGCCTGCTGAGCCACCCGGGCAGCGCGCGTCCGGACCGCGGTTACGGTGGACCGCCTCAAGGCATTGCGGCGCCCTTTGCGCCTGGCAAGCTCAGCGTCGCTGGCCTTGGGAGCCCGCTTCGCTTTCCCGGTGGTCTGGTAGGTAGCGTCGGTGCCCAAGCCCGTCTTCGCCAGGAAGCCACAACGGACCAACGCCGGCAGCGTGTTGCGGACGTTCTTCCGCTCTTCTGCCATCCCGACCGCTGCCACGCCCATCCGCTCGTACAGGCTCTGCGTGGTCATCGCTTCATCCGGCGCGGCCTCGAAGACCGCTCGGATGCTTTTGGCTCGCTCGCCATACTCTCTGTTCACGCTGCTGCCCTTAATTCATTGACCAACGTCTGCTGTGCAATCAGCTCGTCGTCGGTGCCATACGTTTCGTGGAAGACCCGGGAGCCATCCATCAGGCTCGGGCCGTAGATCTCGCGCATCGTCGCGAAGGTGTTGCCGCCGATCGGGTGGCGCCGGTGGTGCCAGGTGCACAGGGCGAACCCGTATGCGTGACCCCGGCGGACGTTCCCGCTCTTGGCGTGGTTGTAGTCGCAGCCGTAGACCACCAGACTCGGCTCCAGCAGTTGCTGGGTGACAAGTGCCAAGCAGGCCATGCATGGCCCGACCTTGGACGCCTCGATGCGGGCGCGCTCTGCAGCGGTCGGCGGCGGCGCCTTCGACCACATCAGCGCGCCACCTTCTGGGTTGCCCGCCGGGGAGCAACCGCGCGCTTCTGCTTCCGGATCTCGGCCTCGTGCCGCTTGGCTTCGCCCAGGTAGTAGTCGTGGCGCTCCTGGCGCTCTCGGGAGCTGAACTGAACGTCCTTCAGCGCCGTCTCTGCCGCCGCGCGGAACGCCTTGGCCAGGATCGGCGCGGTTACTCGCGGGTCGTGCTTGAAGATGTCCAGCTGGTTGTCGTGCGAGCGCATCAGGGCATGCCCCCGAACCCGAGCTCTGCTGCCGCGCGCTCCATCGCCGCCCGGGCAGCTTGACGATCGCTCACCTCCGCCACCCCAACCGCCGCTGGGGGCAGCGCCAAGGCGGGCTCCGGCACCGGCTTTCCATCCACAACATGACGCACGGCGCGCTCGTAGGCGTCCTGCAGCATGCGGGACTGGTTGTAGCCGTCCTCGCTGGCGTAGACGTGCAGGTCCAGCAGCGATCGCACCAACACCGTGAAGCCGCACTGTGCGCGTCCTGGGCGGATCTCCTGCTGCACCTGCGCCAGCGCGGGCACGTCGAAGCACAGCGCGCGGAAACGCGGCGGGTTGGGCGGCCAGTCCAGAGCATCCCGCATGCAGGCCGACAGCCCAGCTGCGAGCTTCTTCGGGCTCAAACCGGTGATGACCTGGAGCCACACCTCACCCGCCGTCGTCAGCGCGCCGCTCTGCGCCACCGGCGCCGCGCCGTTCGCCCGGGCCCACTTCCCCGGGAACATCGCCGCCATCCGTTCCCACAGCGTCCACAGGGCTGCCACAACGCGCGGGTCCGGGTCAGCCGACGACAGAGAATTCGGCGTCGACGACTCCTGCGACGCCAGCGTGGCTACCACCGCCATGCTGTCGCTGTTGCTGGCTTCGCTCGTACTGCTCTCGGAGCTGGGTGACGTGGTCGGCAGAACCGTGGTGAGGCTGCGCATGGGCTGCTCCGGTGGATTGGTGGGCAATGGGGACAACCGGCAGCGCCAGGCCGGCGGCCATGGTCTGCCTCAAGGATTCGTTGGCGTCGTGGCCGGCCGCGATCAGTGCGGTCAGCTGGTTGCGGACCTGCAACCAGCCCTGGACGGAAAGCGGACGGCGGATGGCGCGGCGGTGACGGACGAAGCGGGTCAGCACTTCACGGTCAACGCCCTCGGGCACCACGCCGTACCCGGCCAGTTCCGCCGACTGCTCCAACTCGGTCAGCGGACGCTCGCTCCCCTCGCCCACCGCCTCGCGGTGTGAGGGTTGCTCTTGGTTGCTTTTGGTTGCTCTTGGTTCGGGTGCAATAGCTGTTGCACCCTTTGAGGGCCCTTTTTGCACCCTTTCCGACGTCGTTTTGCACCCTTCGACGCCCTCTTTTGCACCCTTTGCAAAGGGTGCAATTTCTGCACCCTTCATCCATTCGGGGTTGATCCGGTACTGCCGCGTCCGACCACCCTCGCCGAAGCCACTACGGCGGCCGCCGATCCCTGAATTGACCAGGACAAGCCAGCCTGCGGTCTCCATGCGGCGGAGCTGGTACTGCACCGACCGTTCGGACTGGCGCGTCTTCGCCGCAAGCCGAGCGATCGACGGGAAAATGTGCGTGCCGTCATCGTGTGCGTGGTCCGCCAGAGCCAGTGCCAGCAGCATCTCGCCGCCGCCATTGGGGTATCGGTCGAAGACCATGCCTGTAACCCGTGCGCTCATCGTTACAGCCCCAGCGCCAGGTTCTCGCCCAGGGCCACCGGCCACCAGGTGCAGGCGCTGCGGCCACTGACCGGGCACGGCATGGCGGGACCACGCCAGACCTGCTCGGTCTTCAACAGCTCAGGCAGGCGGCGCGCGAGCATGTAGCGGTCCAAGCCGGTCACCTGGGCCAGCTTCATGCTGGTCAGGCCCGGGTGCAGCTTCACTGCGGCGGCCGCCTTGGCCTGCTGGACCTTCTGGATGCCACTGGCGGCGATGAAGTCCGCAGCGGCGTGGCTGGTGCCAATGTCGGCATTACGTGCCGGACGGTTCATCGGGTGGTCCTCGCCGCAGGCTTGCCCTTGGCTGCAGCGCGCGCCACGTTCCGCTCCAGCCGGTGCGCCATCGTTCGCAGCGCGCGGGCCTCGCTCACCATCAGCGCAGCCTCGTCGCTGTCGATGTGCCGGTCGGCCATGGCGTCCACGGCAGTGCCGGTCAGGCGCCCTACCCGCGTCGTGATTTCCAGCAGCTTTAGCTGCACCGCCGCCACTTCATCGGCCCAGCCGCCCTCTGGCGCCGGGGGCACCACGTCAACGGCCATGCCGAAACGCCCGGCCAGCGCCTGCATCCACTCCAGGGCGTACTCGCTGCCGCCCGCCTTCTCCTGCATCCACTCGGTCAGCAGTTCGGCGATCTCGATGGACACCGATTCACCCTCCAGACCGCGCAGCTTTGCGCGCAGGGTTTCCGGGTGCATGGTCTTGCCACGGCGGTCGGCCAGGTAGGCAGCGGCATCTGCCACGCCGCCGGGCGTCTTGCGCACGGAGTTGTAGAGGACGTCGAGCCAGTTGAGAGCGGAGGTACGGCAGGTCATGGTTCACCTTGGGAAGGCTGGTGTTTCAAGGTTTCGGGCTGGGTCCAGGCAGCGCACGATGGGCGCCATGGACGAATTCAACTCAGGGATCGAGGGCGTCGCCCTCCTTGCGCTACGCTGGGTGTGTAAACAACGCAGCCCGCAAGGAGGGCGACATGGATCTGATCGAGGACCCGACATTCCTGAGCCTGTTTGCTCAGGTCCAAGTGATGGATGCAGTACTGATGGCGTCGGTCAAAGCACATCCTCGACCGGAGGAATTGCTGGAGCAGATCGAGCAGAACATCGCTCTGGTTCGATCAGTGAGCGCGCAGCGTGCTGCGGACGGTCCGATTGGCAAACTCGCGGACGAAAAGATGGGGCCGCAGGCGGAAGGCTGGCTGAGCTACGCCCGGAACGTGCTGGGTCCGGATTGACGCCTTTCCCCTGCAGCGACTGCCTCGAAAGCTCTTCGAAGAACTCCCGTGAAACGCGCTCCCCCTCTGCCCGAGCGGCCAGTTCCTGCACCGACGGCCGGTTGATCCACTCCCGCAGCCACAGCCGGGGGTTCCACTTATCGGCCAGCGCGCGCATATCAAGCCACCTGAACTTGAATGACGCGCTCGGCGTCAGGATCCTTCGGGGCTGCGTCGGCGGCCGATTGTTCGGGCTGATGTCCGAGGAGCTGCAACACCTGGGGGAGCGCCGGGACTCCCTGCTCTTCCGGCCAAGACTCGACCTGCTCGACGGGGAGCTTCAGGACCTTGGCCAGGTGAGCGTCCGTGCTAAGGCCAAGCCGGGCGCGCAGCGCCCGCTTGCTCATCCGACTGTCTACCAGGAGTCCAATCACCGCCCGGCCGACGCTGGCCTCGTGACCGAAGGCATCTGGCCGCAGAAGCTGCAGATACTGGCGCCGGGCCGGCGGGATTCCCGTGGTCCTCCACTCACTCACGGAAGGCGGCTTGATCTGGCAGAGGCGGGCCACCTCCGTGGTGCCGCCCAATCGGTCAATGATGTTGGAGTCAGTTGGCTTGTGCATGCGACTAGATTAGGACTAGCTAATTCCCTAGTCAATAGCCAGTCCTAATCAAAAGATAGTTAGCCTTACCTAATGAGCACACTCGCAGAACGCCTCACCGTCGCTATTTCCCGGGCCAAGCTCACCAAGGCCGAGCTCGCCAGGCGCGTTGGCATAAGCGCACCCAGCGTCAATGGATGGTTCACCGGTAAGGCGAAATTCTTGCGTGGCGAGAACCTGCTGGCTGCTGCGAAGGCCCTCGGGGTGGACGAAGGCTGGCTCGCAACGGGCAAAGGGCAAATGGAGCCAAAGTCCGGGCACCGCGGCGAGGAGAACTCTGCGGAGTACGGAATTTCAAGAGTCTTAGAGGCTGAGACCCCTGCCGGCTATGTTCGCTTCGAATTGTTCGAAGGGGGTGCTGGAATGGGTGTGGGTTTGGTTAACCAGGACTTCCCAGAGGTCGTGCGCACTATTGAGGTAGCCGAATGGGAGGTGCGCAAGAAGCTGGGCTTCCTCCCCCAGCCGGGTCGGATCCAGATCATCACCGGTCGTGGTCCCTCCATGCGACCGAAGCTCGAGGACGGAGATATCGTCTGGATAGACACAAATTGCGACTACTTCGACGGCGACGATTACTACCTCATCAACGTCGATGGTGAAACCCAGATCAAAATGCTTCAGAAGCGTGGTGACGGGTTGTATGTTGTAAGCGTCAACACCGACTTTCCTGCCTACCGCCCAGACCCGGGCGAAGTGAGCATTTTGGGTAAAGCACTCATACACGCTGGACTTCGGAAGTTTTGAGGACCTCAGTCGGAGGGGGCGCCGCCCCCCCCACACCTAATTACTCAACGCGCGAAAGGTGTGCTTCCCCAGCACTCGGCTGGATTGCGCGATAGACCTGCCGTTCTCCGGCCGCAACGAACGTGTTCTGCGACATGACCGTGCTTCCGCATAGGCCACCGGTCGTCTCTAGGCGAAGGAAATGCGACCCAGGCGTGACGTGGAGCGTCGCACTTTCGCTAGAGCGAAGAGCCATTACCTTTACGTTGTCGAGCGAGATGATGTAGCTACACGCCGATCCCCGCATCCCTTGGTCACGACTCACAACTATCTGCGCGGTTCGCTCAGAGTCTGGACTAAGCAAAGTCGGATTCAATACACGCTCCGGCGGAACGGCGCGAGCGCTTCCTGGATCGACCGGGGTTGTGGAACAACCGGCCAGCACTATGACGATCGCGGCCCAACTCAAACGTCCAATCATTGGTTCCCCTTCCCTGTTCAGTGTCGCGGGACATTAGCACGCACGCTTTAGGAATTGTCGCGGACCTGTCGTCAAGAATACTTAGCCACTCCTATTGACTCGATGATTAGCTTCTCCTAATCTTATTCCGTCGCCCCAGTAGCCGCCCATCCGGGCCGGGGCACGGAGACTTCCATGCCGCACCTCACCGTCAGCGCCCGCGCCCACGTCGCCGTGGAAGCGCGCCCGCAGAACAACACCGTCGTCCTGAAGATCGGCGACGTCACGCTCTCCCTGGACAAGGGAGAAGCCCAGCGCATCGGCGAGGACCTTCTGGCCCTTGTAGCGGACGGCGCAGAGAGCATCTCCGGCCCGCTCATCGCAGCGGCTGACCACAGCAACGACGCCGTTGTCATCAGCGTTGGCGGCCGCGACCTGTTGCATCTGTCCCCGGCTGCGTGGACCTCGCTGTGCATGCAGGGATCCAGCGCCGCGCTTGAGCTGCGCCGCAAGGGCCTCCGGGTCGGCCTGCGATCCCCGCAGCTGCTCCTCGGCAACGCCGACCTAGTGCAGGTGGTGGCATGAGCGCCACCATCCTCCGATTCCCCACCAACACCGCGCAGCGCGCCAACGGCGCCGGGTTGGCCGTGGCTATCGCTGCCAAGCGCATGGGCTACCGCCCCCACCACATCGCCCGCGCCGCAGCACTGGCGCGCCGCGAGGTGCTGGACGGCCACAAGAGCGCCGCCCGCGCCGTGGCCGACATGACCCGCGACCTGTCCTATGGCGCCCGGAACACAGGAGGCGATGCCGCATGAGCGTCTTCGTCTTCTTCCTGGGCGTGCTGATCGGCGTCGGCGTCACGGTCGCGGTAGCCGCCTGCTGGATGGAACGGCACCAGGCCGCGCACTTCGAGCAGCTGTTGAACCAGATCAAGTCGCTGGGGCCGCGCGCATGACGGCAGCACCTGCCCAGTCCATGACCGTTGCAGCCACGGTGCGCGCCATGCGCCGCGCAGGCGCCGCCGGCGAGCCGGTGCCGGCGGCCGAGGTCTCCGCTTGGGCGCGGACGTTCATGGTCCAGCTGTATGGGCCGCAGAAGCCCGTGCGCCTAGAGTGCCGGCCAAAGCATTCAGCCGAGCCGTGGATGCAGGCGGAGGACGGCGACGTGGTGCGTGCACGCCGCCGTGGCCTGGACATCCGCGCGCTCTACCTGCACCCGAAGCCCGAGAGGCCCACCAAGGCGCACCGATTCCGCGACGGGAACTGCCGCGACTGCGGCGATGGCGAATTCTTCGCCGGCCCCAACTGCGAGCCTCCTACGCCGACACGCGACAGCCGCGCCGCGCTGCCCTTCGACCCTACCTGGTTTCGCGCGCCGCTCGAAGCGCTGATCCAGATAGCCACCCACCGATTCATCGGCGTCCCCGACTCCATGAAGTGGAAGTCCGAGGCCCGCTACCTGCTCGAACGACTCGACCAGTACGACGAGGAAACGAAGTGATGAAACAGGCCAGCCCGTCAGTCTCCGATGAGGTTCCGCGCCAAGTGATGGGCCGTCAGCAGGGCCTCGTCCTCGGACTCGAAGACCACGCCCGAGATGTGGCCACGAGGCCCGCCATCAACTGCAACCTCTTCGACGCTTACTCCCTTATCCCAAAAGATCAGCTTCACCGTGTAGCGGCGCCTGTTGAAACCAAATCGCCTCTCCACATGCCTACCGACGTCGCGTTGAGCCACCTCTTTCGCCTCCTTTGTGCCGCTAGCCCAATCCTACAAATACCCCGCACGCAAACCAAGTCCGGATTGACCACGCTGGCAAATATCACGCCGCCGCGCGACCTGCGCACCCAGATCAACTCCGCAACCAAGGATTCGACCAATGGCTGATGGCTGCCGCTCCTTCAATTTCCCATTGCCGCAGCGATCTCGCCTGCGGCCCGGAGAAATTGTGGTCGACCTGTTCGCCGGCGGCGGCGGCGCCAGCGAGGCGCTGAAACAGGCGCTCGGCATCGATCCTGCGCTCGCCTACAACCACGACGAGCTCGCCATCGGCATGCATGCCGCTAACCACCCGCTCACCAGCCATCACCGCGAGGACATCTGGCATGCGGATCCGCGCGTGGACGTGGCCGACCGTCCCATCGGTTGGTTCCACGCATCCCCGGATTGCACCCATTTCAGCCAAGCCAAGGGCGGCCAGCCGCGCAGCAGGAAGACCCGGGCCCTGTCGTGGGTTGTGCTGAAGTGGATCGGCATGCTGATGCGCGCCGACCTGGTCAACGGCACTAACACCGCGCCGCGCATCTTCTCCATGGAGAACGTGTGGCAGATCCTGACTTGGGGCCCGCTGATCGCGAAGCGCTGCAAGTCCACGGGCCGCGTGCTGAAAATGGACGGCACCGTTGCAGCGCGCGGCGAGCGCGTCCCGCTCGAGCATCAGCAGTTGGTGCCGGACAAGAGCCGGACCGGCCGTACCTGGCGGCAGTTTGTCGCCGCGCTGCGTGCGCTTGGCTACGCGGTCGAGTGGCGAAAACTGGTTGCCAGCGACTACGGCGCCGGCACCAGCCGGGAGCGCCTGTTCCTGCTGGGCCGCCGCGACGGGGAGCGGATCGTGTGGCCTGCGGCGAGCCACGGCACCGCGCCAGGCCAGGAGCCGCGCGTGTCCGCCGCAGATTGCCTGGACTTCACCATCCCCTGCCCTTCTATATTCGGGCGCAAGCGGCCGCTAGCCGACGCCACCATGCGCCGCATCGCCAAGGGCACCATGCGCCACGTCATCCAGGCGGCGGACCCGTTCATTGTGCCGGTGACCCACCAGGGCGCCGACCGGGTGCATGCCGTGGGCGAGCCGCTGCGCACGATCACCGCTGCCAACCGCGGCGAACTGATGCTCGCCATGCCCGAACTGGCACCCTTCATCACCGAGCATGCCAACGCCAGCACCCAGCGGACGATGGACGCGGGTGAGCCGCTGCGTACGCTTTGCGCCGGGGTGAAGGGCGGCCACTTCTCCGTGGTGGCGCCGATCCTCGCAGGCGTAGGCGGCCGGGCGGGCCAATCGGAACCACGCTCGGTGGCACATCCGCTCTACACGATGACTGCGAAGGCCGACACCGCGCTTGTGACGCCCGTGCTGGTGCAGACCGGCTACGGTGAGCGCGAGGGCCAAGCGCCGCGTGCCCTGGACCTACAGCAGCCGCTGGGCACTGTCGTGGCGGGCGGCGTGAAGCACGCGGTGGCGGCGCCGCACCTGGTGAATTTCCGGGGTGACAGCATCGGCACGCCCATCACCGACCCGGTGCCCACGATCACGTCAGGTGCTGGCGCTGCCTGGCCTGCCGGAGCTGCGCACGCCTTGGGCATCGCCGCCGCCAGCCTGATCACCCTGCGCAATCACATGGCCGACGCCGATCGGCAAAAGCCCCTGGCCACCATCGCTGCGCAGGGCGAGCACCACGCGCTGTCTACAGCCTTCCTTGAGCAGGCCAACGGCGGCTTCTACGAGGGTGGCGGACGCGATGCTCGCGACCCGGTGAGCACCATCACCGCCACCGGCAGCCAGCAGCAGCTGGTAACCGCTGACCTCGCCCAGCTCTCGCCGGAGCATCAAGACGGCGCACTGCGCGTCGCGGCGTTCCTTGTGAAGTACTACGGCACCGGCGCGAACGTACCGAGCCTGGCTGACCCAGTTGACACTGTCACCACGAAGGATCGGCTGGCGCTGGTCACCGTAGTGATCAAGGGCACCCCGTACGTGATCGTGGACATCGGCCTACGCATGCTCAAGCCGCATGAGCTGTACCGCGCACAGGGCTTCCCGAGCGACTACATCATCGATCGCACTGCCAATGGAACGCCGTTGAGTACAAGTGCTGCGGTTCGTATGGTCGGCAACAGCGTAAGCCCGCCGCCGCTTCGAGCTTTGGCAGAGGCGAACTTGGATCCAGTGACGCTGCCGATGGCACAGGCCGCCTAGTGGGCACCCCCTACCTTGCCTATTCAGGCCGCGCCTCGGTGCTTGCCGGACCGCTTCGCCACCTCGGCGAGCACGGCGCTCTCCGCAGCCGCCAGCGAGTCTCGACACGAAATGAAATCAGCCCGCTCCAAGGCAGGGACCGCAATGCCACCTATCTCCACCGACAGCAGTCGCCATTGGGTCGCACCACCTCGCCAAAGGTGGGCCGTATAGCTCTGCCGGTTAACCGACAGCGTGACGCTATGAAACGACTCAGGTGCTTCTTTCGAACCCATGCCACACCTCGACTACTCCCACCCCGAATGTCTGCCTTTCCTGTGCAAACCACAACAGTTGCAAGTGAAATTGAGCCACGCCGGAGCCAGCACATGACCCAGCGACACATCAGCCACCCCGAGGGCCTACCGACCTGCGCCGCCGGGCACAGCGCACGCCACATCCACGATCTGCGCGGTCTTGCCGCCGGCGGTGGCCACCTGGTCGAATGCCGCTGCCGGGCTACCAGCAAGCACGTAGAGCCGGACGCGGCCCTGGCGGAGTGGCGCCGGATCAACCGGCCCGCCCGGGCCGTGCGAAAGGCCCTGCCGGCGGTCACTCTGCCAGCATCCGACAACGTGGTGCAGCTCGACTTCGGCCTGGGCGCGCCCGCCACGCCCCGGCAGCGCGCGGGCGGAGGTGTTCATGGGCGCCGCTGAAAAACTCGACCTATCCGGCAAGGACTGGCTGACGGTCGAGGAAGCCGCCCACTACTGCGGCGTCTCCAATAGCCAGTTCCGCAAGAACGCCCTGAACTACGGACTCACACCCCGGCGCTTCATGGGAAAGCAGTTGTACGAGAAGGCGGCACTCTATGCCGCGATCCAAGGTGCTGAAGAATGGCAAAGGTTCGACTCTACTGGCGTGGCAGCAAGGCCTACCTCGACTGGGCAGAGGGTGGGGAGCGCTTTCGCAGGTCCATTGGGCAACCTGACGCCCGTGAGGCGGAGAGAATTCGTGCCGCGAAAGAAGCCGAGCTAACGCACGGCGTCCGTATCTTGGCTCGCTTGCCCAAGGTCCGCGACTACCTAGAGTGGTATCTCGACTGGTACGCGGCCGAGCATCCCACCACCATCACGAAAGCACGCAGCGAGGTTAAGCGCTTCATCGAGCGCTTTGGCCACCGTCCGATCGATAGCATCCGTGCTGTGGAAGTGGAGCAGTACAAGCGCTCGCGCCTGGTGGATGACAAGGCAGCAAAAGAAACAGTGGGCAAGGAGATTCGACGACTGAAGGCAGCGTTCAACCGCGGCGTCGAATGGAAGGAACTGGACGTTAATCCACTCGCCTCAGTGAAGGCGCCCCGCGGAGTGCGGAGCGTAGCGGTCAAATTCTATGACCGAGCCGCAATGCGCCGGCTATACCGGGCTAATCCAGCCCGCGCGCCTCTGTGGTTGTTCATGGCACACACCGGGCTGCGTCGCGGGGAAGTCATCGGGCTGCACAAAAGTTCGGCGGTCGGAGGCCACCTACTTGTAGAAAGCGACCCCGACGAAACCGGTGTTGGACGGACGAAGTCTGGCAAGTGGCGAGACGTACCACTCAACCGCTACGCCAAGTGGGCGCTTCGACGGCTGCCAGACCCGTTGGTTTCAGTCCATAAGGACACAGTGTCGGATTGGTTTAAAAGGGACTCCGAGCTCGCGGGAATCGGTGGGCACTTGCATAGGCTCCGTCACACCTTCTGCGCGCACCTCGTAATTGCTGGGGTGCCACTGCGGCGCGTCCAACTTCTCGCTGGACACGCTGACTATGCGACTACCGAAAAATACTATGCACATCTTACGCCTGAAGGCGATGAGCAGGCAGTAAGCCGGCTAAAGTTCTAACAAACACCTTTCAAGTAATACCGGCGTCAGCTGAATTAACGCGGGCGACGCAGCACAGAGCCATCGCTAAAGGCTAATCGCCTCAAGCATCACGCTGGCCTGCGGCCGCCGCTTGCCTGGCCGCGAGCTTGTAAGGATTGCTGGTGCGCGCCCCCGCAAGTGCCCGAAGAAATTTTTCTTCAAATTCATCCTCCTGCAGCTCGCCTCTACCGATTGCACAGTCCACCTCGTACGCTACGCGTCCGCGCGACACAATGGTCGTCAACCGATCGCCAACACGTCTCGCACACTCGACCGTAAGTCCCGAAAGCCTTCTTAACGTAACCTTTTTGACGCTCACGTGGTGAGCATCCACATCGGCAAACTTAGTAGTGCCTTTGCCGTCGACATCCACTTCAGCTCCGAGCTGTGTCAAAAACTCATCTTCCACCACGCAATATGCAACGTCATCCAGCTTCTGCTGCCCGACGGTAACTGCCATAGCGACCCGTTCAAGCGGGGGGAGGTCGGGGTACTCGGCGGACCCGATGTGAAAAAAGGAGAGCGCCCCCAGTTTGGGATGGACCTCGAAATTCCTGACAGCAGAGCCACACAGCCCTTCCTCACAGAAATCTCCACCCTCTACTACTTTAAAAAGCACTTCACGACGAAGAATTCGAATAAGGTCCATGCAAGCTCTCGATAGTCTCAACTGCTTCCTTCAGTTGCCATTTGAGGCGAGGCGACCGTGTTGCGGCACGTGCAGCCTTCAATGCCGGGACGACGCCGACATTTCCGATCTCTTCCAATGATCGGACAGCGGCAACCGATTGTTCCTCGCTCTCAGATTCAATCAAACTTACGAACAGGGAAGTCCTCCACGAGAGAGACAGCGTCACGTTGGGCATCGCCAAATATCTAACTAGCGCAGCACGCACTTCGTCGCTGAGAGAGTCGCTTGAGCAGAATAGAACTCGGCCGATCGCATCGCGCGCGACCTTGGGGTCCGCGACCAAGTGACGATCAATCATTGAAGCCGCTGTCTCCAGGCGAGTCCCCCAATCAAGGCGCTCCTCTTTCACGGAGGCCAAGGCAGAGAACAGACTGATGGTCGTTTTCCTGACCGGGTCAGCCTCTGTTACCTCACTCGGGGCAGAGAAGACCCTAGTCCCGCGAACGCCCGCCATTCCGAGCGCTGTAGACTGCATAGACGCAACGATCACGTCTCGAATCGCTCTCAAGGCCGCCTTTTGAAATGAAGACTTGTCAATTGCCGTAGACGACTTCGCACGAGATGTGGAGTGAACAACGTAACTCCACGTGGATGTAGAAGCTGCCTCGTCAGTAGTAGAGCCGCGGAACTTATACGGACATGATGACCCGGCGAGCCAAGCTTGATAGCTCTCGTTATCAGTCAATATCCAATCAGCTTCAGTTTCCATGCCTCAGCGCCTCAAGTGCCTCGCCGGTTAATAGATCAATCAATCGGACCGCTTCTTCAGCTGGCAACGCATCGCGCCGATCACCGGAAGAGTTGAAGTCAAGATCGCAATTCACTGAGAAGCGTTCCACAGAGTCACCAACCGGGACGGGCACACCACTCTGATCAATGACTACTTGATTGAGTTGCTGCTTTGCAGCGTTCCACTGCATCACCCTATTGCAGCGCATTGAAACGCCCTGGACGTCTGGTACATCCAGCCACCGGTTTAGCTGAAGAACGACCTCACCTACTTTCGCAGAGTCCAAATTTAGCTCTGGCACCAACTCGTTCAAGCGCGCATATGAGGCAGCACGATCTGCCGTTGGCAAACTCACGCCGACACCGACCGCAACTCGGATCACTCCCGGTGCATTCACTAGCCACTGCTTCACGGGCTCGAAGAAAGTCGGAATCGCGGTCTCTATGTCCCCCAGTGTGCGCGGCTCAGCAGGAAATACGTCATCGTCTACACGCCATACAAAATCTACTCGCCCTAGCGTCTGCCCAATTACAGCCTTGCCAACACCAAGCGAGCCGATCTGGTTGCTCTCCTTGAGCGGCCCCCGCACTTCGAGCGATTCCACTTCAATTCCAAAGAGCTTATCGAGCTCAGGACGCTCTAGGGTCAGATTAGGAGTGAAAGCGCTGATGCGCAGAGAACGAAGGAGCCATTCGTTCAATTCGACGGGCATTGGCAATTCCTTAGGGAACAGATGAATGAGGGCGTCATGCCCCCATGGGGTTCCGTGCAATTTACACCAGTGCCGTGGCTTTTCCAGTGTTCTCGTGCAAGGGGGCACTGTGCCATGTGTGCCAGTTCGGGGCCCGAATAAACCCAAATGTGCCGCGCGAGGGTCTCTGAGGCTCGCATAACCCAT